ACGAGGGAGCTTACCTCGTAGCGCGGGTGTCGCATAGGATTCGAAATCCGGCGTACTGGTTCTCCAGTACCGAGGGTTCGAATCCCTCCCTTTCCGCCAGACTGTGGGGAAATCCTCCCAAGTCAAGCCCGCTTTCGGCCAATTTGGCCCACAGCCGCGGCCAAAGTGTCGGCATACAGGTGCGCGTAGCGCTGGGTGCTGACCGGGCTTTTGTGGCCCAGCACCTGGCCCACGGTGAAAAGCGGCACGCCCGCGTTGGCCATTTCGCTGGCCGCGCTGTGGCGCAGATCGTGAAAGCGCACATCCCCCAGGCCCACCTTGTCCTTGGCGCGCGTCCAGGAGGCCTGCACGCCGCGTTTGTGCCCCGTCAGGGGTAGGTGCTTGAGCAGGTGGCGGATGCGTGGGTGCGCGGGTATCACGCGCGGCTGGCCGTTCTTGCTGTCGGCCAGCACCAGCAGGTTGTCCTGCACCTGCACGTTCCACAACTCGCCCAGGCGCATGCCGGTGTAGAAGCACACGCGGATGGCGATCTGCGCCTGCCAGCTGCCGCACGCGCGGCAGGCCTTGAGCATGCCCTCGCGCGTGAGGTACACCTTGCGGGCGTTGCGCACGGCCGGCAGCAGCATGCGGGCGGTAGGGTCGGTGTCGGTGAGGCCGTGGCGCTTCCAGGCCCAGCGGCAAGCGGCCTTCAGCAGGGCCAGGCGGTTCTTCAGGGTGGCCGGGCTCGCGTCAGCGGCTGAGATGACCTCCTGGGCCACGGCGGGCAGCTCGCTCATCGGGCGGCCTTGCCATGCCCAGGCGATGGCACCCAAGTGCTCCACGGCGCTCTTGTAGCTCTTGAGCGCGGACTTGTCGGTCAGGTAGTGCTTGACGGCCTGGTCGATCAGGGGCTCGTCGCGGGCGATGCCAGATGCAAGGCCGTAGAGGCGCGCGGTTTCCGTGCGGTCGAACGTGTCAGCTTGAGCTTGACTCCAGCCTTGCGGAAGCAATCGTGTAAGTCGGTGTCGGCGGCCCGCAACATAGCGGTCGAACTCAAAGCGCCAGCGCTTGTCACTCTTTGACCAGTAGATCGACATGATGCGAGGTAGCTCTCCACGTCTTCGGGTTTGAATCGCATGGCGCCGTCGTTGGCGCCAACTCGGTAGCAGGTGAGCCGGCCAGAATACGCCAGGTCATACACGGCCCGACGGCTGATGCCCAACTGGCGGCCCACGTCGCTTGCGGTGAGCAGCATGTCAGTGGATCCCGTGGTGTTGTTCGGTGGCCCTCACCAACGCCACTCCCTTGTGGTCGCGGGCCAAGGCGCGGGCTTTGAGCTCGGCCATGCGCTGCTGGCGGCGGTACAGCGGCTCCCAGCCGTCTTGCTTGAACAGCTCGCCCTGCGCTGGCGTGAGCTGCAGGTATCTGTACCAGTTGTTGCCGCGCTCCATCTTTCGCCAGGCGGCGGGCAGTTGCGGGTCATTGACGGTGGTGCGCATCTCTTCGGCCTTGCGCTGCAGCTCGGCGATCTGCGACTCCAGAGCGGTGAGGTTCATGCGGTCTCCCTTGCTTTTTGTTCCAGCTCAATGAGCAGGTCGATGAAGTGGCGGGCCTTCTCCAGGTCCGCGATGCCGCCCTTGGCGCGCCAGCGGGTGATGTACTTCACAACGCTGCCCTCGATGAACGGCAGGCCGTTGGCGTGGATGTACTGCACGGGCTGGATGGCCAGGCCCTTGTAGTGGGTGCCGGCGACTTGGGTGGCAAGCGCGCTGGTGGTCATGCTCGCCCCCTTGCGCGGATGGCGGCGGCGCAGTCCTGAGCTATCCACTCAATGCTGTAAAACTCTTCGCACGCGGTAGCACACGCCTCGCGCTCGGCAGCGGCGACAAGGGCGGCGAAGTGATGGACACCTTCTTCAGCCCGATAGACGCGCATCAGGTACTCCTGAAACCCAGCCTCCCGCGCCATGCGGATAATGTCGTCGCGGGTCATGCTCGCCCCTTGAGCCAGCGCTCGATGGCGTGGGCGAAGTGGTGGTGAAAGCCGCCGTTCTGGTGCCAAAGGTTGGCAATCACCTCGTCGGTCAACGTGCGTTGCTGCCGCTCGGCTCTCACGCACGCTGGGTGGTGGTCGCGCCAGGTGCAGTGGCCATCACAGAACTGCTCCTGTGCAGTCTGTTTGCAGCACTCCAGCGCCTCGCACACGCCGTCTTTGGCGATGTCGCAGGGTTCCTGCTCCGGCTGCTCCAACGCGGCGCGGAGGGCGGATGCTGCGTCTGCTGCTTTGTCGGACACCATTGCGCACTCTGCGTACCAATCCAACGCCTCCAGCGCCTGCTGGGCGGCCTCACGCAGCGCGCTCATACCTCCCCCAACTGCCACACGCTATTCGGCCCCTTGGCCGGCTTGGGCTCGGCCTTGGGCGGCTTGGGTGGCGCGGCGTACTTGATGGGCGGCGTGGGCGCGTCCTGCGTCTGGTACAGGCCTGGAAACGCCTGCTTGCCAAACGGCCGGCTGCCGTCTTGCAAGATGTTGCGGATGTGGCCCGACTTGACCAGGTTCTGCAGCGCGTAGATGGCGAGCTTGGGCTCTGCAGCAAACTCGGCGCGGATCTCGCTGGAGGTGCGCGGCTGGCGGCAGAACTCGAGCACCCGGGCGGCGCGTGCCTGTACGTATCTCATGCGGCCTCCTTCACGAACACGCCGTCAGCCCGCAGGTAGCCCTTGCGGTCTTTGATCTCCTCGTAGGCCGAGCGCAGGCATTCGGTCAGGTCCACATTCGCCAGCGCTGCGCCGATGATGAGCGTTACCAAGATGTCGCCATAGGCGTCCTCAATCTCATGCGGCACGCCCCGGTGCAGGGCCGACAACAGTTCTCCCAGTTCCTCGTGCGTCTTGATGGCCTGGGCCATCGGCGTGCTGCGATGGATGATGTGCCGGTCCTCGGCCCAGCGGATCGTCTTCAGCTCCAGTTCGCTCCAGCTCATGCGGCCTCCATCTCCACCCGCGACGGGCAGCGTTCGTCTTCGATCACCCACACCCCCATCCACACCTGGCGTTGTGCCTCGGGGTGCACCGGGCTGTTGCGCTCGTTGCGGGCGCAGGTTTCGCACTCCAGCCGGCAGGGGTTGCCGGCGCAGCGGGCAAAGTCTTGGGAGCGGTAGTGAGTCATTGCGGCCCCCGCACATCTGCCCAGTGCGTCACGCCGTCGACCACGCCGCCGCTAGCCGCATCGAACCAAGCGCCGGCCTCGTCGTCCCACCAGCCCGAGAACCATTCCCGGGTGTCGCGCCAGCACAGCACGCTGATGTCGGCGTCGGGCTTGGTGGCCGCGGGGGTCCAGTTCAAGGTTTCGGTCATTGCTGCGCCTCCCAGGCCTGGATGAAGTCAATCAGCTCGGCCATCTCGGCCTTGCTCAGCCGGCTGGTGCGCTGGAACACCACGTCCACGCCGTGGCCGTCCAGGGCGGGCACCACCACCAGTTGGTCGCCGCGGGTGCGCATCCACGCGGCCGTGAGCAGGCGCTTCCAGACCTCGGCCTCCCACTTCCTGCCGGCCCACTCGCGCTGGCTGGCGATGTCGGCCAGGGTGGCGTGCAGCAGCGCGTTTTGGCTGTTGTTGCGCCGCTCTTCTTCCACGCTCAGCGTGATGCGCTGGCCCTGCAACAAGCGGGGCTTGAGCCAGCCCCACAGGCGCTGCAGCGTGATGTGAGCTTCCTGCGGGTTGTGCAGGGTGGTGGTGTGGGTCATGCGCCCCCCAGAATCAGGTCAACCTCAGAAACCTTGTCTTCGCGGGATTTGGAGCTGCGCACCACCGCGTTCAGCTTGTTGCTGAGCTTGCCGTTGGCCGCGGCCATGATCACGTCGGCGAGGTTGTATTTGCCATCCAGGGCACAAACCTGCTTGCAAAGGCCCAGGCAGTTCATTCCCAACCCGTTGCGGATCAAGGTGTCCACGCCGTAGGTCCCGATCAAGCGCAGCAGCTCGTCGTACTGGGCCTTGTATCTGGATGGCACCTTGCCGCCGCCGCGCGCTACCTGAAGCCATCCTCGGCTTGCCATAGGCAGTGCGGTGTCGTTCACGTCCCCAAACAGCTCGTCGCGCTCCACGTGCGTCACGATGCAGTTGATGTGCGTGTGGCCCAACAGTTGGCAGGCCCGCAAACGACGGTGGCCGTCCACCAAGTCGCGGTCCGTGGTGATGAGCACAGGGTAAGACAGGCCGTGCTTACGGATGGCCTCCACCAGCTTCTGCAACCGTGCGCCATCGGCCGTTCTGGACGAAGGGTTGAACGGGGTGAGTCTGATCGTGTGGATGGGGACCTTCAGGACCTTGGTGTCGGTGACTTCGCAGTCCGGGACCAGAGGGATGTTGATAGCAACGGTCATGCCGCCTCCAGGTTGCGGATGGTTTCGTTCAGCGCGTCCAACTCATCCAGCTTGCGCACCGCCCAGGCCCGCTTCTGCCCATGCCAGCCCATCACGGGGCCGCGGTGGCAGCTCTCGCAAAGGGCCACCGCCGTGAACTGCAAGCCCTGCTTGATGTGGTGCGCCTCGCTCGGGCCCGGGGCGCCGCACACACTGCACGGCAGCTCCTTGACCCGCGCCAAGTGGGCGCGCTCGCGGGGGTTGAGCCGGTTGTGCATGGCAGGTCAGAACGGGATGTCGTCCTCAACCGGCTCTTGCCGGGCCGGGGCGCGGGCCTGCCAGGCCTCGTCCTTGGCCTTGGTGGGCTTGGGCGCGGTCTTCTGTGCGGCCTCGAGCACGGCGGCGTTGAAGGCCTCGCTGCACCACACGTGGTTCCAGTACTTGCCGGAGTCCATCTTCTTGGCCGGCCAGGAGATGAACGGGCCGTTCTTGCCCTCCACGATGCGCGCGCCCTTGATGGTGATGAAAGGCTCCACGCCTTCCTTGCTGGACAGGGCGACGTTGAACTGGTCGCGGATGTGTTCGATGGCGATCTTCATGCTGCTTCTTTCTCTTGGTTGGGGTTGTTGGCCTTGATCGTTGCGCGCAACTTGCTCTCGGTCTTCAGCAGGCTCCACACGTAGACGCGCTGCTCGTTGCTCTCAAAGGTGGCGGGCTCGTACCAGACGCGGATGGCCTCCAGGTCGCGGCCGTTGCGGTGGCAATCGATCATGTAAAGCGCCACCTCCTGCATCTCCATGCGCTCCTGCTCTTGCAGGGCGTCAGCCGCGCCGTCGGTGGCGCTGATGGGGCCAGACTTGGTGGGCTCGCCCTTGTCGCCGTTGATGGCGCGCTGCACCTCGTCAGCGCTGGCGAACTCGGTGCCCCCAAAACCGTAGGCGGCCAAGGCGCGGCCAATGGCGGATGTCTCGCAGTTCTCCAGCGCTGACGTGCGGTTGATCTCGCTGGCCTTGCGGTACTCCTCGGCGTGGCCGGTGGCCAGCACGCGGCCCTGCTCGTCGGTGATGACGGCTTTCATCACCACGCAGTCGAGATCGCGGTGCAGCACCTCGGTGATCAGGCTGAGCGTGGGGCGCTCGGTGCGGAACTGGTGCACGCGCAGCGCCACCGTGGTGTATTCCTTGCCGCGGATGTTGATCACGCCGGCGGGTAAGGGCTTGCCCATGAAAGGTCTCCTCAAAAAGGCAGGGGTTTGAACGAATCGCGCAGCACGCCGGCCCACATGCGGGCCACGCGCCAGTCGCGGCGGAGAACGGCGCGCAGCACGGCGCGGGTGAGGTGCACGCGGCTCACAGCAGCAGCCCCAGCACCACGGTGGTCACCACCGCAGCGGCCACCACCATCAGCACCAACAGGCGGTCAGCGCGGTCCACCTCCGACAGCTCGCACGCCTCGGGCGTGGGGCAAGGCCGGCGGCCTTGCTCGCAGGGTCCGTGGCACTTCATGCGGCCCACCAGTGCACCAGCGCCAGCGCCAGGCCCAAGCCGATCAGCGAGGCCAGCAGCACGCTGCCCACGGCGTCCATGCGCCGGCTGGTGCGCTCCACGGCATACGCCCACTGCCGGTCGGCGGGGAAGGCTTCTTGCAGCGTGCGCGGGTAGCGCCGGGTGGTGTCGTTCATGCGGCCTCCAACAGGTCGGGGTATTCGGCGCGCAGCAGGCGGCGCAGCTTGTCGTCGCTGGTCTGGCTGAGCATGAAAGACAGGGCGTCCATCCACTGCGTCTCGCTCAGGTCCAGCTCCAGCTCCACGCTGCGCTGGCGGCCCAGGTGCGGGCCACTGGCGCAGATGCGGGCCTCGTCGGCGTGAATGCGCAGGAAGCTCATGCGGCCTCCGCTTGCAGTTCGGCCAGGTACTCGGCGGCCTCCACGCGGTTGGCGGCGCGGATGGCCGGCACGCGGGCCTCGATGTTGCCGGCGCTGGCCTCGCACATGCGGTCCACCAGCTCAAAGCGCGCGGCGATGAGTTGCTTCTCGGTGCCCGACAGGATCAGCACCCAGAGCTCGTCAATCGTCAGCTCGGTCATGTCCTCTTCGACCCAGCGGGAGCGCACGCGGGTGGTGCTCAGCTCGGGCTGCGCCAGGTTGTCCACAAGCCACAGGCTGGTGGCAAACGCGTCGGTCAGGAACTCGTCGCGGGCCTCGCTCAGTTCGTAGACCGTGGGCTCGTCATCGCGCTCGTCTGGGAGCAGGTTGTCCCAGCGGGCTTGAGCGGATCTGAAGGCTGCGTCCATCTGTCTCTCCCGCGCCGCACCGTGCAGCGCATGGAGAGAATTCTCACAAACGTGAGATAAAATGTCAACACGAACGTGAGTATTTCGGTAGGTGATTACCCGTAAACGCAAAAAAGCCCGCTCACGGCGGGCTTGGCGATCAAGAAGAGGTTTCGGTCAGGCCCAGCGGCCCGCCACTGCGGTCAGCACCGCCACCACGCTCAGGTTGTCGTCCTTGGAGTCCATGGGCCGGTAGGCCTCATTGACCGCGTGCGCTTCCCAGTGGCCGGGTCGCTTCTCTCGAAACTGGCGGAAGAAGTGGTGACCCAAGCTGTCGCGCACCAGCACTCCGTCACCTGGCCGAGGCTCCAGGCCGCGCGTGAATTCCACGATGGTGCCCTGCGGCACCTTGGGTGCCATAGAGGCATCTGGCGCAGCGACGTTGAACACAGTTGGCAGAGGGTCTTCGCCCATCAATTGCTCCCATTCGATTCTGGGAACCACTGTAATTCCATCCAGTATCACCGGATGAGCTACTGGGGAAACTCCTGAGGCCACTGCGGCCGGTGCCGACTCTTTGCCCTCTTCCAGCCACTCAGGAGTGACGCCCAGTGCGCGGGCAATGCCCAGCAGGTTGCGAGGCTTTTCGCGGGTGCCGGCTTCCAGGTTGCCAATGGTTCCAGCGGCCACACCGGCCCGCTTGGCCAGCTCCACCTGGCTGAGATTCAGCCGCAGGCGGGCTTGTTTGAGACGTTCGCTGATCGAAGACACAACTGGCATTGTTCCCGAGGCTTGCATCCCGTTCGTGAGCGTGGCACACTCACCTTCGTGAGTAAAACAAACCCCGACGTCATCGAAAAGGCCGCGCTGGCTGCTGGCGGTGTGTCCGCTTTGGCCAGCGCCATTGGTGTTTCGGCGCATGCGCCCTACATGTGGCGCTCCAGGCGCAGTGTGCCAGCCGAGTATTGCCCGGCTATTGAGCGAGCCACCAAGGGCGTGGTGCGTTGCGAGGACCTTCGCCCTGATGTGGCCTGGTCGGTGGTGCGCGAGGCCGCTTGATGCGTGCATTTGCTGTCTCACTCCTGAGCGTCTTGGCGCTCTTAGCCCCTTGTAAGAGTTTTCCTACAGGGGGTGTTTTTTGTTTGATGGCATCCAGGCGCATCCGACTGACTCCGACCGACTCCGAGCGCAGCCCGACTGGTTCCGTTGACGGCGGAGCCTGGGCTCTTTGAGCATGCAGGTTCAACGATTGGTAGCGAACATGAACAGCATAGGTGTCCTGCCACGGCCCAAAAGTGAGCATGCGCAACTGGCGCTCTTCGGCCTCGAGCCGCAGGCCCGGCGCACAGATCCGGTGACCAGCCACCAAGCCGCCGCCAGCGCCAGGGAGCTCCAGGCGCAGCACCACCGCGTGATCGTGGCCTGCCTCAAGCGCTTTGGCCCGCTGGGCAAGGACGGCATCGCCGCGCGCACCGGCCTGACGGGCGTGGCCGTGGCCCGCCGCACCGCCGAGCTGCAGCGCGCCGGCCTCATTCAACCCACCGGCAAGAACGTGCTCAGCACCGCAGGCCGGCCAGAACGCGAGTGGAAGGTGGCATGAACTACTACCCGTTTCACATCGGCGACTACGTCAGCGCCACCCGGCACCTGAGCTGGGAAGAGGACGCCGCGTATCGCCGGCTGCTGGACACCTACTACATGACCGAAAAGCCGCTGCCCGCGGAGTTGCGGGCTGTGTGCCGGTTGGTCTTGGCCACCACAGAAAGCCAGCGCGAAGCCGTCGCGGTGGTGCTGGAAGAGTTCTTCGAATCCACGCCCGAAGGCTGGATCAACACCCGCGCCGACCAGGAAATTGCGGCCATGCGGGAGAAGCAGCACAAGCAGCGCGAGAAGGCAAACAAGCGTTGGCATAAGCCAGAAGCAGCACCCGGCAATGCCACGGCATCACCAACCGATGCCGCGGCATCAAAAGCAGATGCCGATGCAATGCCACCAACACCAACACCAACACCAAATACTTCTTCACTACGTTCAGAAGTAGCAACGCGCAAGCGCGCCACATCTCGGCCCGGCGATGTTGAGGAGCAGACATGGTCGGACTGGCTGGCACTGCGCAAAGCCAAGCGCGCACCCGTCACCGACACCGTGGTGGAGGAGGCCCGCAAGGAAGCCGGCCTTGCTGGCCTGACCCTTGATGCCTTCCTGCGGGTCTGGTGTGTCCGTGGCAGCCAAGGGCTGCGTGCTGACTGGCTTAAACCCGCCGAGCTGCAGGCGGCCAGGCCGGCTGCCTCTGCCGAATCGTTCCGCGAGCGCGACGAGCGGCTTGCCCGCGAAAAGATGGCCGCCTTCCTGCCCGGAATCGCCGCCAAGGGCCCGGCGGCTGCCAGCCGCAACGTGATCGACATCACCCCTGCCTTGCTGGCTATCGGAGAGTGACATGGCACTGAACCCCAAGTGGATCGACCAGATTTTTGCCCGCCTGTCCGTGCGGTACGGCAGTGCCTTCCTGGGCCGCTGGACGAATGCCGGCATTGACCTGGAGCTGGTGAAGGCCGATTGGGCCGAAGAGTTGGCCGGCTTTGAGCGCAACCCCGAGGCGCTCAAGCACGCCCTGCAGCACCTGCCGGTGGAGCCGCCCAACGTGATGCAGTTCCGCGCCCTGGCCAACGGCGCACCGCCGCCTGAGCTGCCCCGCCTGCCGGAGCCCAAGGCCGACCCCGAGCGTGTGCAGCGCGCCTTGCAAGCCGCCCGGCTGGGGATCAAGAGGGTGGCGTGATTGCCTGCATGGGGGGGTGGTGCAAGCAACGCCAGCGCTGCGCCCACTACCACGCCGACAGCCCCAGCATCGTGGAGCGCCTTTGTGGACCTGATGACGAGATTACGCCCATTGACCGAGAAGCTCACCGCCCGCCAGCAGGCCATCCTGGCCTACATCCGCGTCCACCAGCCCGTGAGCAACGCGCAGGTGGCCAAGCAGTTTGGCATCAGCGGTAACACCGCCGGGGTGCACCTGATGGCGCTGAGCCATGCCGGGGTGGCGTGGGCCGCCAGCTCGGGCCGCTTTGCGCGCTGGAAGACCGACAAGCCCTTTGCCGAGCCCAAGAACCCGCCGCGCGTGGCGCCGGTGAGCATCGAGCAGGTGTCGAGCATCTGGCACTACGCCGCCCGCTGTGCCCGCGCTACATGACGGCACCGAGGTCAGCAGCTACAGCGAGGCCTGGCGGCATGAATGCGAAGCGCGCTGGATCCTCAAGCTGCCCAGCCTGGACGAACGCCGGGCTTGGCTGCAGAGCCTGGAAAAGCGCCGCGGCAAGGCGCACGTCGAACAACTCAAAACCACGATGAGGAATTTGTGGGCACACCGATCAGCAGTGACGACACGTTGAGACTGGGCCACGCCTGGGGCGCCCAGCGCGGGCCGGGCATGCACATCACATTCCGCTGCGCCAAGTGCAACCAGCCGCGCAACTCCCTGGGGCGCAAGCTGATGCGCGTGCAGGGGGTGAAGCAGTACGTGTGCAAGGGGTGCCAGTGAGCGCCAGCCAACGCCGCAAGGGCGCCTGTGCCGAGCGCGAGGTGCTCAAGCTGCTGGGCGATGAGCTGGGCCTGATGCTCACGCGCAACCTCACGCAAACCCGCGAAGGCGGCGCCGACTGCCTGGCCGTCAAGGGCTGGGCCATCGAGGTCAAACGCCAGGAGCGCCTGAGCCGCCCCCGTTGGTGGGCCCAGGCCTGCGAGCAAGCCGCCAGGGTGGGCGCCGAGCCCATGCTGCTGTACCGACGCAACCGGGAGAGATGGACCGCATGGATACACACGCAGGATGGGAAGTGGCGCGAGGGCAACTTGCAGGACGCAGCCTGCGCCATCCGCGAGAAATGGCTGGCCTGGCCGTGAGCGAGATCGACCCGCTGGAGCTGCTGGTGCTGTGGTGGCGCGCTGAGCGCGACTGGAGCCCCGTGGAGGGCTACCCCATGGAGTGCCCATCCACACGTGGCTGGCGGGCCAGTAGGCAGTACGACGACGCCAACGGCGCGCTGGACACCGACGAGCGCGGCCTGCTGATCCGCCACATCGGCCAGGTGGTGGCCAGCATCCCCGATCCGTACCGCACCGCGTTGTACTTGGTGGCACGCAACAGAGCGACAGGGGTGAGCGTGTGGCGCAGCACCCGGCTGCCCGAGAACGAAGACGAGCGCGCCGAGCTGGTGGCGGATGCGGTGCAGATGTTTGTGGAGCGGGTGTGAAAAAACACTTGCACGTTACCGGAAACGCTGATACAGTTCACACATCGACAGCGCAACCGGAGCAACGACATGACCATCACTTACATCACCGAACAGTGCGGCGCCCGTTGGGCTGTTTTGTCTACCGGCAGCGACCGCAGCGACCGCGCTTTTTGGGTTCAGCTGGTTGACGGAAAGTCACAGGCAAAGCCCGGTTGGGTTGGCTTCTACGTTGGCAGCATCAACGCTGCCTGCAGCGCGCTGAACAACTGATGCCACCAGGAGCAACACCATGCAATCAGACCTTCTCCAGCAAATTGCCAAGCTGCCCAACACCATCGTGCACCCGTACCGCGAAGGCGGCGGAATTTTGATCATCGAGACACGCTCCAACGGCGTGAAGCAGGCGGGCGTCTGGCTCGACAGGCGCAACACGGTCAGCCACCTGCAGGAATATCTGCAGGGTCGAGTGAATGGCTGACATGCCCGCCAAAACAATCGCGGCCCGCGTGGCCGCCTTGCGTGAGCGGCGCGCAGGATTGGGACTCACCCGGTTGGAGCTGTACGCTCACCCAGAAGACCACGCCGAGATCAAAGCGCTGGCCGAAAAGCTCCAAAACAAGCGAACCAAACGCGCAAAGACTAAAGCCTTGAACGCGCTTTGAAGCTGTGCTGAAATTCGTCCCGCAGAGGTGTCTCTGCAATTTGTGAAGCCCGCGGCAGCGATGTCGGCGGGTTTTTTCGTTTTGGCCTGCAGTTGCCAATCGGGCGCAAAGCCCACGGCAAGCGGCATCACCGGCAAATGAGCCGCAGCTCTCGACGCGGGACTTGCCCCGCTTCATCTCCCGGCGGATAGCGGCGGGCGAGAGCAGCACATCACTTCGGACAATCCACATGGAACCCGAAAAAAAATCAAACATTTCAAACCGAGGCGGCCCAAGACCAGGCGCTGGCCGCCCCAAAGGCTCGCTGGACAAGGGCAACGCGCTCATCCGCGAGATGGTGGCCGAAGCGCTGAACCGCGCCGGTGGGGTGGACTACCTGGCCCGCGTGGCCGAGAGCCACCCTGCGCCGTTCCTGGGCTTGGTGGGCAAGGTGCTGCCCATTCAGGTGACGGGCGAGGACGGCGGCGCGGTGCAGCACTCCATCCGGGTGACCTTTGGTTGAGGCCTGGTTCCCGCAGAAGCTGCAGTTCCTGTTCGAGCCGCACCGCTACAAGGTGGTGCGCGGCGGCCGGGGCTCGGGAAAAAGCTGGGGCTTTGCCCGCGCGCTGCTGATCATGGCGGCGCAGCGTCCGCTGAGGGTGCTGTGCACGCGCGAGATCCAGAAGAGCATTCAGCAGTCGGTGCACCAGCTGCTGCGCGACCAGATTGAAGCGCTCGGCCTGGGCAGCCAGTACGAGGTGCTGCAAGCGGAGATCCGCGGCAAGAACGGCTCGCAGTTCTTCTTCTCGGGCCTGAGCGACCAGACGGCCGAGTCCCTGAAGAGCTTCGAGGGGGTAGATGTTTGCTGGTGCGAGGAAGCGCAGGCCATCAGCCGGCGGTCCTGGGACATCCTGATCCCGACCATCCGCAAGAACGGCTCGGAGATCTGGGTCAGCTTCAACCCGCAGTTGGAGAGCGACGAGACCTACCGGCGCTTTGTGAGCAGCCCGCCGCCGGGCTGCGTGTCCATCGAGATGAACCACGCCGACAACGGGCGCTTTCCGGCGGTGCTGGAGGCTGAACGCCAGCACGCCGAGGCGACGATGCGGCGCGAGGACTACGCCCACATCTGGGAGGGCCAGTGCAAGCCCGCCGTGGACGGGGCGATCTACTTCGACCAGATGGCCAACGCCACAGGGCGCATCGGCAACGTGCCGCACGACCCGCTGCTCAAGACCCACGCGGTGTGGGACCTGGGCTTCAACGACTCGATGTCCATCATCCTGGCGCAAAAGGTGTCCAGCGAGATCCGCCTCATCCACTACATCGAGGGCACGCAGCGCACGCTGGCCGACTACTCAGCCGAGCTCAAAGCCCTGCGCCTGGATGGGGAGCCCATCAACTGGGGCACGCATTACCTGCCGCACGACGGGTTTGCCAAGCGCCACCAGACGGGCAAGCAAGACGCCGAGATCCTGCAGGGCCTGGGCTGGAGTGTGCAGCGCACACCCAACATGGACGTGGAGCAAGGCATCAAGCGGGTGCGCGACATCTTCAGCCGCGTGTACTTCCACCGCGACCGCACCGCCCGCCTGGTGGAGTGCTTGAAGCGCTACCGGCGGCAGATCAACGCGACCACGAACGAGCCCGGCAACCCGGTGCACGACGAGTTTTCTCACGGGGCGGACGCCATGCGCTACCTGGCACTGAACGCCGACCAGATGACCAACGACACCTGGGGCGGCACCATCAACTACCCACGCTTCAACGTGGCCTGAGACCTTTATGGCACGCATGTCTGACGATGAACTCCGGTCGATCACCGACCAGGAGATGCGCCAGGCGGTGGGCTGGTACAGCGGCAAGCTGGCCGCCCAGCGCCAGAAGGCGATGAGCTACTACCTGGCCAAGCCCACGCTGGACCTGACGCCGCCGGAGATCGAAGGCCGCTCGTCCGTGGTGAGCCCGGACGTGCGCAACACCATCGAGAGCATGCTGCCGCAGCTCATGGTGAAGTTTGCCGGCTCCGAGCGCGTGGTGGAGTTTGAGCCGACCAAGCCGGGCGACGAGGCCAAGGCCGAGCAGTGCACGGACTACCTGAACCACTGCTTCCACGTGAGGAACAACGGCGAGCTCATCACCTACAACTGGATGAAGGACGCGCTGCTGAGCAAGAACGGCATCGTCAAGGTCTGGTGGGATGACCGCCGCGAGGAAAAGCGCGAGGAGTACCGCAACCTCAACCAGGTGGAGCTCGCCGAGCTGATGGACGATGACGAGGTCGAGGTCATCGAGCAGAAGAGCTACCCCGACGAGCAAGACGCCAAGCAGCGCGAGCAGGCCCTGCAGCAGCTCCAGCAGCAGCTCGACCAGGCGCTGAACGCCGCGCAGCAGAACCCGCAAGCCGCCCAGGCCATCACGCCGCTGCAGCAGCAGATGGCGCAGATCCAGGCCGCCCCGCCGGTGCTGGCCTACGACGTGGTGTGCAAGCGCACCAAGATCCAGGGCTGCGTGCGGGTGGAGAACGTGCCGCCCGAGGAGTTCCTGATCTCGCGCAAGGCCAAGACCATCGAGGACGCCAGCTTTGTGGCGCACCGCGTGGCCCGCACGCAGAGCGACCTGATCTCCATGGGCTACAAGAACGTGGACCAGATCAGCGGCGACGACCAGTCCACGGCGCTGAACATGGAGCGCATCGAGCGCCTGGGCTACGACGACGAGCTGGCCTACCTGCAGGCCGACACCATCAGCACGCCCGACGACTCCCAGCGCATCATCTGGGTGACCGAGTGCTACGTGCGCTGCGACTACGACGGCGACGGCATCAGCGAGCTGCGCAAGGTGACGCGCGCGGGCAACCAGATCCTCGACAACGAGATCGTGGACTGCGCGCCGTTTGTGAGCATCACCCCGGTGCCGATGCCGCACAAGTT